GAGCATCTTGTTTCTTATCTTCATTCTCCATATCACTACGCATATCTTCAAGTTCAATCATTCTCTCTTCCATTGCAATTTCATCATCACTAACAGTGCCATCACCATCTTTATCTAGGTGGGCCCACCTTGAGCCGGGTTCTAATTTCTTTTCAACCACCTTCTCTCTCCTACTTATATTTTGCGTTTTCTTTTTCTATTCTTTCGTTTTCTTCTTTTATATGGTTTTCCAAAAGACCAATGTATATTTCTCTTTCCCACGGAATCATATCTTCTAGTTCTGTTAAACTATATTTATGATGTTGCATCATTGCAAAATTAGTTTTATAATAATAGAACAGGCTTTCGTGAGAAAGCCCTATTCTAAAAAACTCTCCATACCCTCCAAAAGAACTTCACTCGTTACTCCTGTTTTTGGATTTGTTACTTCTACAACATGACGAAGCTTTGGCATAGTTTCAAAAAAAGCAAGTAAGGAGTTAAACTGTTGTGTGTTCAAACTGTCAACAAAATCTGATATATCAGCTTTTGTCATGTCAACTTTATGAAATATTTCATCTCCATTATGAATTTCATTAATACAAGTTTGAAGTACCTTAAATACACCATCAGGATTGTCTGCTGTAATTTCGTGTTCTGATGCATCACTTAATGTAGGGTAATTCATCACAAGTTTTATTTCATCTGTTAGTTGAATTGTATTTGTATGATCTTCTGATATTTGTACATCAATTTCATTTATGTCAAGTTTTATAGGAACTGTTGTTAATTTATCATCTGGACAAATTAAGTTTAATTCTACAATGTCTCCAACTGATTTTCCTCTTATTTTTAGAAAAATATATTCAACGTCAAAAGTAGGAAGATTGGTTGCATCAATTCCTGTGCAATTACTGATGATGGTAATCATTGCATCTGTAACTTCTTTTGTATTTTTATTCTGTTGAGCCATTAAAAGTAATTTTTGTTCTTTAACTAGAAATGGTCTATATTTTACTTCTTCACCAGACGATGGTAACACCAACGTATGTGTTGGTGCGTTTAGTTTTGGTAATGCCATAATTATTCATCCTTTATAATTTTATAGTCTTCTCAATACACTTGGTATTTGTGCGGTTATTCTACGAGTAGCAGTATTTCTAAATGAATCTACTATTCTAGTTCCTATAGATGTGCTTGCTTCATCTTCAAGAGATTTCCAATATCTGTATGTCCAAGTAACACTAAGTTTTTGAATGTCACTAGCAATTGCTTGACTTACTGCAAGGGGTGCAACTGTTTTTGGAAAACAATCAATCAAAACACACCCGAAAGTTCTTTCGTCATTTTCATCTAATTGATATATTTCAAGTCTACCAACATAATCATGGTAGTATGATAATGCGAAACCATTTGATTCTGCACCAGCAGCCATTGCTGTCCATGCATCAAAGAATCTTTTTTCTTTTAGGTCTGATGACAGATAAAATGTTGAGTCAATGTCACCAAAACTTTGTGCTGTAACCACTTCTCTTTCAGGCCCATATAGATTAGTGTCTGGTGAAGAAACCAGATTGCGGCCAGGAATAGAAAATGACTCACAATTAAAGATAACATTTCTTAATGTACCGTCATTGGATAATTTATTTGTAACTGCTGTAAATGGGTTAAACAGGTTTGCATCATTTCCTGTTCCACGAACACCAGATGGGGGAATAATCATAATCTCAAAACGATTTGGTTTCGCATAACCACCATCTCTACCTCGTCCTAAAAATTCATTTAGTCCAGCAAACGCAGCTCCCTTTAAAAAACTTTTGATACCAAATGCCATTAGATCATCTTCCTACTGTCTGAATAAACCTCTGAAGCAGAACCCTTCTTAAATCTCTGTACTGGTAGTAATGCAGCAACCATAAATTCATCTGCATCTATTCTACGAAAGTCCGTCTTAACTCTACCAGCAAGGTATCTTTTGAGTGTGGGTTTAATAAGGTTTACGTTTTTAAGTTTACTGTAATCAACATCAAGTATAGTGCTTTCATCGAATTTGGTATTGTTACTGTAGTCAACTAATCTATCTAACAACTGGAGTCTTAACTTCATAGGAAGATAGTGTAGGTTGATACCTAGAAATCCATCTGAATATGGTTCTAGTGGTAACACCAAAGGGAATGTATCATAGTATGGTAGTGTCTTTTTAAATTTAGGGTCATAGAAAAACATATTCAATCTTCCATAGAAAGGACTTTTCTTACGTTTTCCATCTCTGATTAAATCTAATGCGCCTGGTTTACCAAATTCTCTGATCTTATCTTTGTACCAATCAGTACTTCTTGGTCTACCTTGTGCAGCTTTCACTACACTCTGTATAAAGTTACTCTGTGCCATACATCTATTTATACTTTATGTTGAGATGGTCTTCAGTTAGAATCTTAAATTCCATACCATTGTCCAGACAGAACTCATTTGCATATTTCCATTTTGCCTCATTGATTACCCATGTCTTGACCTCATTCAACCATCTCTTGGTCTTACGTTTGGGTTCTTTGGTGGGTGGTTTGCATTGATACTTGGGTTTGACTTCTATGATAAATTTCTTTATCTTACCATCTGCTTGTTTGACCTTCATGTAGAAGTCAGGGAAGTAACGATGTACTCTACCATCCCACGGTGACACATATGGTATGATGACCTCTTCACTGCCCCACTCTAGGACAGCCTTAGTGTTATCACAATAGACCATGAGTTTACGTTCCCAAAGTGAACGATATGTCACTTTAGATGGATTACCCCTATACTTTTTGGGGTTAACAGGGATGTATTTACCACTATATGCCATATCTTATCTTATAAATAGTTTAAACTCTAGGAGTATTTATAAATGGCATTAGACCTCAATCTCGGCACAGTAGTCAAAACAAACCTTGCAAGTAAATTTAAGAAATTTGTATCAACTGCTGGTAGTCGTGGCGGTGCATTGAATATTCCAGATTTAAGTGATTTTGGAAAGATATCATCAACACAACGTGGAGTTGGACAGTTTCAAAACTTTTCATTTCCTTTGGATGTTACAGCATCGTCTGGTGATGGTGGTAATCAGGGTCACTATATGATGTTCTTAGTTAATGAACAAGTTGGTGCAAGAATCAAGTATGGTGGTGGTGACATGGCTGGTCAAGCAGCATCATTGAAAAAAACTGCTGCTAAGTCAGGTATTCCTCCAGAAAAGGTTGAAAGTCAGCTGAACGCAAGTGACACACGAAGACCAGATGGTCAACGTGATTATGAAAGAAGACAAAATGAAAAACGATCATCCATCATAAGTCAGAACTTAGGAAAAAAGAGTGTAGTAACAAGAGCGCCTGTAAGAAAATCTGTTGCAGCAGTTTCCATGTTCATGCCTGCTCAGGTTGCAACTACATATGGTGCAAATTATACTGACACAGGTATGGGAATGTTTGTAGGAGATGCTCTCAATATCTATGATGAACTAAAAAGAAAAGGTATGCGAGAAGCTGATATAACAAAATCTCTACAAGGTGTTGCATCTGGTGTAGGAAATTTAGCAGAACTTGCTTTGACAAATACATTAGGAAGTGGTGCTGTGCCTGGATTGAGTGGTCTTAGAGAAGCAAGGGGTATAACAACAGGAGAGATTATATCAGAAAGAATGGAACTCGCATTTAAGGGAATTAACAAAAGGCAGTTTCAATATACATTTAAGATGATACCAAAAAGTGCTGCAGAAGCAGATGAAATTAAAAATATTATACATTTATTTAAAAGAAATATGTTGCCTGAAATGACAGGTGGAGATGCGTCAGGAAGACGAATGACAATTCCAAACACATTTAACATACAGTATATGTACAATGGTGCAGACAATAATTTTCTACATAAAATAGGAGAGTGTGTTCTTGAAAACTTTTCTGTTGCATATGGCGGTGAAAAATATGCAACATATAATCCTACAGCGAATGGTGCTCCCCCTGTGGAAACCACAATAACTCTTGCATTTAAAGAATTAGATTTGGTTACCAGAGCTGGTGTTGAAGCAGAGGGAATGTAACTATGTATTTTAAAAATATGCCAAAAATATATTATGATTCTATGAATACAGGCCAACCAAAGGTTGTAACTAATATTATGCGTAGGGTTGCTGTTCGTGCAAAGGTAAAGACCAACACACTTTTGTTTGATACCTACGAAGTAAAAGAAGGAGAAACACCAGAGAGTATTGCACATAAACTTTATGGTGACACAGAGTTACATTGGATTGTGTTAATGATGAATGACGTTGTAGACAGGTTTCACCAATGGCCTCTTAACTTTTCACAGTTCAATCAATTCCTAGCAGATAAGTATGATAATGTAGATGGTGTACATCACTATGAAGTTGCACAATCATCTGGTGACACAGATGTTAAGATTGAGGTATAC